CTTTAAGACAGGGGGTGAATTATAATAATGTATCTAATATATCAAGAGATGTCAAACAGAATGCATTATATAATAACGATCTTGCTAAAGAAACTTTAAGACAGGGGGTGAATTATAATAATGTATCTAATATATCAAGAGATGTCAAACAGAATGCATTATATAATAATGATCTTGCTAAAGAAACTTTAAGACAGGGGGTAAATTATAATAATGTATCTAATATAACTGGAGATGTCAAACATAATGCATTATATAATAATGATCTTGCTAAAGAAACTTTAAGACAGGGGGTAAATTATAATAATGTATCTAATATATCAAGAGATGTCAAACAGAATGCATTATATAATAATGATCTTGCTAAAGAAACTTTAAGACAGGGGGTAAATTATAATAATGTATCTAATATATCAAGAGATGTTAAACATAACGCAATATATAATAATGATCTTGCTAAAGAAACTTTAAGACAGGGGGTAAATTATAATATTGTATCTAATATATCAAGAGATGTTAAACATAACGCAATATATAATAATGATCTTGCTAAAGAAACTTTAAGACAGGGGGTAAATTATAATAATGTATCTAATATATCAAGAGATGTTAAACATAACGCAATATATAATAATGATATCGCAAAACCAACAATTAAACAATCGACTATTGTATCAAATTATTCAGGTGCTTTTAGTGGGTGTAATAATACACCTTATATACGTGATATAAATGATTCTGCACGAACGACTATTAAAGAACAAACAGAAGGAAATCAATATATTGGAAATGTAAATAATATGGAATCAACATATGTTAGAGATTTACAGAATAAAGCTAAAATAACTATTAAAGAACAAACAGAAGGAAATCAACATATTGGAACTGTAAATAATATGGAATCAACATATGTTAGAGATTTACAGAATAAAGCTAAAATAACTATTAAAGAACAAACAGAAGGAAATCAACATATTGGACATGTAAATAATACTGATGCAACGTATGTTAGAGATTTACATAATAAAGCAAGAACAACTATTAAAGAACAAACGGAAGGAAATCAACATATTGGACATGTAAATAATACTGATGCAACATATGTTAGAGATTTACAAAATAAAGCAAGAACAACTATTAAAGAACAAACGGAAGGAAATCAATATATTGGACATGTAAATAATACTGATGCAACATATGTTAGAGATTTACAAAATAAAGCTAAAATAACATTGCGACAACAAACAGAAGAAACAGATTATATAGGCGTAATAAAATCAAACGAACACGAAGGAACGTATATTAAAAATTATAATGATATTGCAAAACCAACAATAAAACAAACAACAATTGTACAAACTCCAGGAGGCAGAGTCGCAAATAGTAATATTGGTATTTATTCAAATTTAACAGATAATATGAAAACAACAATAAAAGAAACGACAATATTAGAAGATTATACTGGAGGATTACATGGAGAAATTGATAAACCTATATCACATGAAGCGACAAATAATATGTGTTTAGATGATAGACGCGAAAAATCTATGTATAATAGAACACCAAATGGAAAACGAGACGTAAATGGACCACAAATTGATAAAGATAATGTTAGATTGAATGAACCAATATTATTTAGTTATGTACCACAACCACATAAATCTCTTGATCGTAGTGTAATGCCAACCGTATCTAGAAATACAATTGAAAAAGAATATTATATAAGCAAACCGGTTATTGAATCGTCGTCATATTATATAAATCCATATTTTATAAATACTTTAAAAGATAATCCTTATGTAAATGATATATATCATCAAAAAAATGTATAATATCTATTAGGTTAAGAATTAAACTGTTATAATACCAATATTAATATCTTTCATTATATCATTATAAATATCAAGAATTAAATCTTCTTCTTCTTGTTCATCTTTTTTAATGATTTCGTCAGTATGTGTTAATAAAATATCATTCATATATTTATAAGCTGATATAATATGTGATCTAGATCTAGCACCTGTAATAATAATATTACCTTTTTGAAAAATAAATATACTTACATCTTTTTGATCAGGATTATCTTTTTTCGGTGCATATTTAATAATAACACACGCGCGTATACACGGCTCAAAAGATGATTTAATTTTTTTCTTTAATAATAAATTATATAATTTATCACGATCAATTTGCATGTTAACTTGATAATTTGAATTAATCATATCAATTTTAAAATCTTTAACAATTATTTTACTAGGATCAATAATAAATTTTATTTCATTAATCGTACCATCATCCATTTTTTTCGCCTTAATTTCTTTAAGTTTATAAATTAGTTTATTTAATACAATATTAATACCTTTAATCGTTTTACATCCTGACATTTGAAAAGAACCATTTCTAAATAATTTCATATTAATTTTTGGCACTTCATCCAATTCATCACAATAACCGTGATCAATTCTCATTACAATAGTAATTTGATTATAAAAATGATTTTTGGAAGTATCTTTTTTTTTATCTAAATGTTTTTTAAGTCGTTTTGGTTTATTTTGAATCGATATAAGTGTTCTTATTCTTTGTTGATTCATTTTAACTGTTAATACATCATCTGAATTTAATTGTAAATATTTTTCTATATTAGGTATATCTAGTTTAGTATTAAGTTTACCTGATGCACACATTGTTGATACACTGATACCCATTGGAAGATTTTTAATTTCAATTGTATCAACATTAAGATAATCAATAAACATACACGTATCCCATTTTGATTTTATAGACATTAATTATATACTTTAAAATATAAACCTTTAAATATTAAATTTCATTTTTTATATATAAATCACCCGTAAAAACCACTAAAAACTCATTATATGGCTATATAATTAATAGGGTGTCGATCAGACTTGCAATGCACGCCTAATAATATTTAATAAACCAAATGTAATCGCTATTATATATCAAAAAATAAATTCTTTAAATAATATATAAAAATAGTTTAACAATATATTTATATTATATAATAAAGTATGTCATGTACTAAATATCCTGTAATTTTATCTTTTGATGTTGGTGTAATTCACTTATCTTATTGTTTACTAACTCAAACAGACTATGTACAACACGATGGAACAATTATTATTAATTGGTGTATATTAGATTGGAATAATATTGATTTAACAAATAGATCTGAACAAAAATGTATGTGTGGTGCAAAAGCAAGTTTAACAAATACTGTCAATAATGAAATAAAATATTATTGTAAAACTCATGGTAAAAAAATAGACACACGTATTAAAGAATTTAATGAATGTTTCTTATTATATAATAAAAATACACAACAAAATACATGCTGCAATTATATTAACAATAAATCGATAATATGTAATAAAAAAATATCATTTATAAAAAATGACTTGTGTTATTGTTCAACTCATGCAAAACAAATTTATAAAACATTACAAAAATCATCAGATTTAAAAACATTTAAATTAAAAAATTTATCAACTTTAAATTTTGACGATGTTAAATTCAGATTAATGATGGAATTAGAAAATAGAAAAAATTTATTATCTGCCGACTATGTTGTTATTGAAAATCAACCATCTTTAAAAAACCCGCGTATGAAATCAATAGCGATGGCTATTTATGATTATTATTTAATTCGCGGTATTATTGATAAAGATATAACAAAATCAAATATTACACAAGTTAAATTTATGTCTCCGTCAAATAAACTTAAAATAGCATCTGATGGAGATACTAAACAATTAATTAAAGCAAAAAAAACCGATGATTCTAAAGCATATAAATTAACAAAAAGTTTAGGTATAAAATATTGTTTAGAGTTAATACATCATTTACCTGACTGGGTTAAACATTTTAATTCACATAAAAAAAAAGACGATTTAGCGGATTCATTTTTACAAGGCGCCTATTTTTATTCAAATAATATAAATACTCCTAAAGTAATAAAAAAATTATTAAATATTATAGATTCATCTAATTCTATCAATATTATAGATTTAATAGAAATAGATGTTTAAATATACACTTAATAAAATTCATTAAGCCTAGATTATAATAACTTTGTTCTTATAATATACTCATACTAACACATATAATATACAAAATATGATTTATATCTACAAATGCTATGATATAACTATGTTATATCATAAGAATTGCGATTTATTTTATTAATTAGGCGCATAAAACTAGTCTAATTGATACCATATTGTTTAGACATATAGTTGGGATGGAGAAAGTATAGGTTTTACACCTTTGGAGATTTAAAACGCCTATTTTAATGAAAAATCATAAATTTATTCTTTATATGTTTTTTATTTCTTGATTTTATTGATGGTTTCTTTACATATACTACATCTCTGTTATATGAACCTATTAGTAAATTCTTATAAGTCTCAATTCGTATATCCGATTGATACCCTATTGTTTAGACATGTATAACGTGTCTAAATGATGCCCTATTAATTAGGCGCGCAAAGCAAGTCTGATTAATTCCCTATTGTTTAGACATGTATAA